AATATTCGCGCAAATGTTTTCTTCCGTATCTTCAACAGTGGGATAGTTGTATACTCGGTCGGTTTGCCCCGTCAAAACATCATACGTAATAGATACGTTTTCGTAGTAACTATAAAAATTAAAAAAAGGAGTGTCGGTATTGGTATTGTCAAACGCGGTGGTCGCGGTTTTAGAATATACAGCATAACACCCAGGTGGAAATTGTTTCGCATTGGGTCGAAAACATTCACTGATTCCTTTCAGTTCACTCGAAATAATCATGACGTTACTATATTTGTAGTCGTATCCCGAAATAAAAAGCGAACGTACACCTACGGGGTCGCGAGCTACGTATGTCGTACTTGTATCATAGTCGTGCAAAACAAACGCGAATACACCATCCAGGCGCCGCAACATGTCGCGGATACCCAGTTTTTTATAAAGATGAATAATAATCTCGCAATCTGATTTGCTCTTGTACTCTTCCTCGAGACCGAATTCCGTTATAAGACTGCGAAAGTTGTATATTTCTCCATTGCAAATAAGACGACAATTTTTTATAAAAAATGGCTGGTTGCTTTCGGGAGTTTGTCCGTTGATAGCAAGACGATGAAACCCCCAAAAACACGCATAGTCATTTGAAAATTGTCTGTCATTTAGAAAAATACTATTGTCAGGTCCGCGATGAGAAATTTTGCTGAAATCGGTTTGGTACGATTTTATGATTTCTAATATAGATTCATTATACTTTTTTAATGTATCTTGGTTGAAAAAATTTTGAACGAAAAATATACCGCACATGGTGTGTAAATGCAATCAGGTAATGAGTATATATTATTATTTATTATCTTTAACCTGTTTTTTAAATATTATAACAAAACAAAATATAATATAGTAATATAGTAATATAATAATAGTAGTACATATAATATACTCGTATGGATTCTGTTTCGCATGTATATAGTAAACCCCGAATGCATGGTGTTCCTGATAAATTGTATTTGTGTCAATTTGAGAGACAAGATGAATTAAATGATAGAATATCGTCTAGAAATATTCCATCGGCACCGCTTCAACCTTTTTTTACTCAGGTGCCCGTGTCTACGAAATATGGATATATGCCTATTTTAGACCAACATAAACCAGCGACGGTGCCTTTTAACGAATATCCTATTTTTAGTCCTCATGTGACGTTTAACCCTGGAAATAGTATGGCTCCGTGGACTGGTTTTGCGAATAACGTGAATGTCGAATCTACATTGCGTAGACAATTTTTTGGTCTACAAAATTGCGACCAATCCGAGTATGTCCCATCTTCAACTAGTGACCTTTATAACGTATACGTTCCTCCTAGCCCTGTAAAACAACCCTTTCCTAATTTATTTAAGAGGGAGATTTTTGACCATTGCAACCCTAATCCTAATAATTTAGGGAATAATTTTTTTAATAATAGTACTAGGATGGAGAATAAAGATATTGTACCTGAAGAAGAGAAACAATTCTATAATGAAGAACCGACCGTCAATCGTCAACAACCAACCGTCAATCGTCAAAAGTCGACCGTCAATACCAAGTAATTGATATTTTGATATTTTGATATTTTGATATTTTGATATTTTGATATATTATTTATAACACGAATCGTGTTTAAAATAATATTATTTTATATGCATTCATGATAAATGGAACAACAAGAACAACAACAAGAACAACAACAACAAGAACAACAAAATCATGCACCTACTATGGTGTCGCATGTTGTAAAACCAAACAACCCTGCAACTATAAACAACATAGATAGTGTAAATTATATTACTCTTGAAACTATGGCGAATTCGGATACATATAACAAGTATTTAAAAAAGAATAATCTTGACCTAGATACAGTGTTGAAGAGTGAAAAAAAGTTTTATAGGAAACGTATCTTGGCAATGGTGAAAGATATTTTGTATAACAACCTTGATAATAATAGTGACTGTCCTGTAAACGATGTTGTAATAAATGCTTTTAACACGTTTGCGCGTTTATGTGTTTCGCATTTTAAATTTAAAGATACCATGGATAATATACAGGGCGACTATAAAGGTATGAATGTACTTGATAAGTCGAGTGCGAGTACAGGTGAACAATTGGGTGAAGAGAATGAAGGGTGGTCAATAGATGATGCAAATAAACTGTGTATGAAACAGATAGACAAAAAAGTTATCACCATGGATAATTTTGTTACAAAAACGTCACCACCACAAGATGAAATGATACTACCTAAAACAAAGGAACTTAACTTGAAAGACCCCAAATATAAAAGGAAAGATATTAAAAAAGGTTTTACAAAAAATAAGATAGGTAATAATAACAATAATGGTGTAAAATGGGGTGATACGAATGAGGTGATAGAAGTTAAGGTTACAAAAAATGAGAACAGTAATATTGACAGTGTGAATAAATAACTTTAAATAAACTTAATAAACTTAATATATTAATTATATTGAATTAGTATATACATAGTTACATAAATAGACAAACATGAAGACAAAAAAAATACAAAATATTCTAAAATTTGTAGATAAAAATTTGAAATTTAAGTCCGAATTTAGAGGTAAACGACTCTCGTCAAAAACAATTAAAAATAAAAATAAAAATAAAAATAAAAATAAAAATAAAAGAAGCTCAAGTCGTGGGGTTTCAAGTCGTGGTAGTATAAATAAAAAGATGGAAAATGTAATACTTTCTCCAGAAAAACACCCCGATGGATTTATAAAACTGAAATGTAGTCCCAAGCTACAAGAAAATGACTTTACCTGTTATAGTAATGAATCTTTAATCAAACTTAAAAATTTATGGAATGCTCGTCACCCTGATGTTATGATAACGACGAATGATCCGCGCGAAATTTGGGAATCTTTGAAGCGGCACTTAAAAAGTGTCTGTAATAAGGAATCATGTTGGTTAAAACAGAATTTTGCTTCATCGGGGGTAGATAAAGAAATGTTGAACTATACATTTGCGCCGAAAAGTCCCGATGACTGGAAGAAAAATCCAAATGAGTGGTTAAATAGTATTGATATTGAAAATGTTATGAAACAGTATGAAAAGGAATTTCCTTATTTCGATTTTATAGGAGCTGCGCCTATCGACTTTGATTCTCCCAAAATGTATGGGGAATGTGTATGGGAAGAGTTGTGTCATTTTGACTTGAATATATCGATTCGAAATGGCAGAAATAAAATCGGGTTTGTTTTTAATACCGACCCACACTATTTGTCGGGTTCGCACTGGATATCGATGTTTGTAAATATAAAGCAGAAGTATATATTCTTTTTCGATAGTACGGGTAACCCACCACCGAAGGAGGTGAAAAAGTTGATTAAGAAGATTATAGAACAAGGCAAAGTCGCCGGTATAGATTTTCGTTACATAGAGAATAAAAAACACCATCAGAAAAAACCAACGGAGTGTGGTGTATATTCTCTCTTTATGATTATTAACTTATTGAAAGAGACGAAAAAACCAGAGGACTTTCTTACTTATGAGTTCCCCGATGAAGAAATGCAAAAGTTTCGTGGTCAATATTTTAATAGTGAATTGTAGTCATGATTGGGCAAGTCTGCCCTTAGTTCAACTCTACGTCATGGGTGCAATTTTCTATTTTGCGAATTTTAGATGACCACTTATAAAAGTGATACATTTTTAAGTCCACGATATGCTTCATATTGACATGGACACCATCACCTATTTGATGTATCCCGATTGTATTTATAGATGCTACTTTATAAATATTTTTACTTCTTTCAAGATACTCGACAGGGTCACGTACTGCTAAAAACTTCTTAGGAAAATGCGGACTACTTGGAATACTACCATCAATGGTATCAGACCAGAAATTACAGAATCCAAAAACTTCGATGTTTGGATTATTTGTAATAAACTTTCTAATGGTATTGTCGATGTATTCTTCGCTATTAGGTGCTATGTTTGCTATGCATTTATTTTTAGGAATGTGTAAATACTCGTCCAAGTCGCAAAAAATCATATAATCATATGTATCTTTCCCATATTTGTATAGCGCATGATGCATCTGCCCCATTTGTGCATGGTGAGGATATTTTACTCCGCGAGGATTCCAGTATTGAAAATTCCATTCAACTAATGTAACGTCTGGTTTATCAAACAGCTTTTTTATCCCTTGAGTGATAACTCCGTTATAGTACATAAAAAAATGGTCAACGCCTTGTTCCTTGTAATAGTTATAAAATAATGGGAACAAATAATAGTCGTGTTTACACCCTTGAAGATTTAAAATGGGACAAACCCACTAAAAATCAACAAGGTTTGCCTATTTCAAGGCGTGTAAATTTTGGTTTTACTGGCTCGTCTAAACCAGTTGAGGAATTCTTGCTTCTGGATAAATAATTTGGTCTTCCTTTATTATTTATCGCGTTATAAGCAATTTTGTAAATATTTGTTGCACCATTCACGTCCCTATTCCAATAACCGCATCCGTTTTTACAACAAATCAGTCCATGGACAATAACATTTCCGGTTCTATATGGTCTAGGATTTTTCCTAACCATCGTTTTTATACAACTACCACCTTCACATTTAGAACACATACAACTGGTTCTAAATTCATCCACCAAATAGGTTTGAAATCCTGCTTTTCTAAACAAAGTTCTCATTCCTTTTCCTTTGGTTGCTTCTTTGTATTTCATATGTTGTTTCTGTTCGTAATCGCCAAAACAGACAACAACATCTTTTTCATCACCAAAAATGCGTTTGAAATTATTTAACATCTTCTGTTCGCTTTTCTTGGTGTTTCTATAACTTTGTAATCGCAGTTTCCTAAAAATGCATGTTTCATAAAATCCAAATAACAAACCATTAATTTCACTCTTCTTTTGGATATATTCCTTAAATTTTGTAATGTTAAGTGATTTACGATTGAATTTAGACAATTCAGTTTCCCATTCTATTATTGTTTTGCCTTGTATTTTTTCCTTTTTCAATTCAAGTTGTATTTTTGAATACTTCTTTTTCTTGGTTTCTTTTCTTCGCTGGTCTTGTGAATAACGAAACTGATTCGCCTCTTTATTATCCGCATCCACACAATAAATCAAGTCGCATTTGCCCGGGTCTATCGCAACTATTTTCTTATTTTGTAATTGTGTATAATCGGTTAGTTCGTCAATATAGGTTTCATTATTCACTCCTTTTTTCATCATCGGTAATTTCTTTCCTACCAAGTCCTTACGAAGTAATAATAACGAACAACTAATCCCATCTGTTTCTATCATGTGATGAAACTTATAATGTTTTTTATGAAAACACATTCGTTCAGTTCTAAAAAAGAATTCCCATATTTTATCTTCGTTTCGTTTCAAATTTCCTTCAGTTAAATAATCACATTTATTTCCATGTTTTTTTGTGAAAAGAAGTTGCACTAATGTTGTTGTGTCTAATCTTATATGTTTGGGTATTATTTCATTACGCATGGGAAACACATTACAAGTCGTTTGTTCTTCATTTTCAACCTGTTTCATCATTTTAATCATACAAGGAAAATAATCCATAGGGCTACACATCAAATCATAATATAGATTTTTCTTGAATGTTTTAACTGGTATAATTCTCTGCCTTTGTAGATTAATCCATGTATGATAAGAAATGTGAGATTTGTATTGGGTTGTTTCCACATTCAGTAAATCGTTTTTTATTTTTCTTAACTGGTTGCATAAATTATTTATTTTTGTGTCCTTTTCTTTCTTGGTAATATTCAGTTTCCTTATTTTACTGATAATAAACTTCTTTTTCCAAACGACATTCACATATCGTTCCACATATTCCACAAAATGGTTTTTTATGTTGTTCTCATACATCGTAATAATATCAGTTGTTAAATAATCCAAAATAGTATTCATATGAGTATATTCAAGTGGTTCGTTTTCTATAAGTGGTTCAAAATCAGTTTTGTAAAAAGCGGTTAATCTATCTTTGAGTTCTTTTATTTCTTTCTTTGGTGGTCTTCCTTGCGGTTTCTCATTACACATAATTTTCATACACGAATTCACAAATACCTTATCTATAACAGGTAGAGTATTGTGTGTTTCATAGTAATCTATCAAATACAATTTCATAAAGAGTAATACATTAATCACTATTTTATTACACATAATAACAGCATTTGTTATTTTCGGTGTATTTATATCTGGATGTTTCAATACACTTTTCAAAGAAAGTTTAATTCCTTTGAAAAAGTCATCGGGTGGTTTTTCTTGAATTTCCATCCTTATACTATTCCTAAACATTTTATTTTTAAGTAATTTAACGAACATTAAATTGAAACTATATAATATAAACAAACCTACATACATACCACCGCGTTAATTACCTCGAAAATGAGTGAAAATAAAGAACAATATGTTTATGTTATGTCAAATTCATCGTTTCCAGATGACGTGTTAAAAATTGGTTGGACGCGAGAACATCCAAATATAAGAGCGAAAGATTTGCATACATCAGGAATACCTACACCCTTTACAGTTGAATATGTAATTATTACACCAGATGGTTCTAAAATTGAAAAACAAATACACACTCATCTGAAAAAGTATCGTATAGAAGATAACCGAGAATTTTTCAAAATTTCAAAAGACATTCTAATACAAATATTGACAGATGAATTAAATCTTCAAATAACATCTATAACTGATTTAGATGCTCCGACTAATAAACGAATAAAGGGTGCTGCTAATAAAATAAACGAAATGTATGAAACGCTTAAAAAAGATTGGGATGACTTCTCATCTCCGTTAAGAAAAGAGAAAACAGAATTAGTAATTAGAGAAAGTGATAATCAAAAGATTGTAAATATTAAACCAAATGTACACAACAGGGATGCATTAGACTGGATGGCTTTTGACGATGGAACTGAAGAAAAACAGATAAGAGATGTTTGTTACTTTATAGAACAAGACATTAAACAATACGCAGAATATGTTGATAATATATTACATAATTACCAAGAAATAAAAGATAGAATAGGTGATAAACAGTTAAGAGAAGACAACAAAGAATTAAAAAGATGGATTTCAAATACACATAAAAAATTAAATGAACTAAAAAATGAATATGTATGGGATATTTGAAACTATGTAATCATTCCGAAACTATAAACATGCGTTCGAATACGCCGTCCATTTTCGGTAAATTGAAAATCCTTACTTTCTATACTATATTTTGTCTTCAATAAGTGTTTTATTATGGATAACCAAGGTCTTTTTATTTTACTCGGTTCTCCAACTGCTTTGATTCCATTAAATGAAAACCATTTTCTTATTTCTGGTATGAGTTCCATTATTTTGTGTTGAATTTCTTTGTT